GCACCTCCTAGCTGAGTTCTTCTCAGCGGATAACAGGACTAGAATCCCGTTATATCCATCGGCGTTTTAGTGCTAGGTTGCCGAACCTAACTGATGTGAGTAAGTGTTTTAAACTCACCGGTGAGAAAGGTATACCGATAAGCCTCCAACACTTAAGGAGCGCAGCATCACCCGTCAAAGGGTCACGCCGACTGATTGCGACGGGAACTAACAAACGACTCTTAAGTCGTTGGTAGTTCTTATCCCAACCATGGGTTGACAAAGCATTGCTGAAGCTCTGCCATCCCAAAGCCTGCGTACGTGTATCTATGCACGGGAGAACGCCGACAAGCTTTTCAGCTAAAAGGCGCAATTTACGTGCAGTTTTCCAATAACCAATCCAATAAAGTTGATTGGCAAAGGAAACTAGAGACACAACGCCATGCACATCAGCACGATCGTTTGGAATCCTCTGGCGGAGATAGACAGGAGTTACGTCTTCTCCGTCATAGTAATCCAACCCACAAGACTCTCTGAACTTTCCAGTCCAGAAAGATTTTGCGGAATTGATCTTGAACCCGAAAGTCTCAAGATCTGATACGATCGTAGGTGCCTCGTCTGCAGGAACAATAAGATCGTCCCCGTAGACGTAAACTCCGTTCATCACAAGTCGTAATGAACGGGGCGAGGGAGTTAAACCGCGCTTTATCAACCTGGATGAAAGGATAGCTATGTAAAAAGCCATCGATTCAACTGGGAAGCAGAGTGCGGACCCCATAGACGCAAACTTTCTCAAATGGATAAGACGTCCATCAGGGAGAGTTGCACGGGTGGAACGAGTCGAAAAAACGTACCTACGAAAATCAGGTACGCTCTTCAACATCATTGACACCTGTTTACAAGTAACCCGGTCGCTAGCATCGGACATGTCAAGGGTGGCATACTTGCCATCGATGGATGAAGACCTAGCGAAATTGGAATTCACGGTTTGATCACGGAAGTTTACGTGACCAGCCGTGAACCGCCCTTTCGACTCAATGAGAGGACGAATCCAATCTGCTATTGCTTGTTGCATATATTGCATAGCAACAGGTTCAATAGCAATTACACGTGGTTTACTTGCAGTCTTAGGGACGAAACACACCTTAACAGGGGTTTCATCCCGGGGAGCAGGCATCCTAACCTGGAGAAGTCTGTCAAACCCGTCCGGATTCAGAATAGAAGATATTCCGAATTCGGAAAATGGGAAGACGGATTCCAACCGGGAGGGCCACGAGGTGAACAAAAACTTTTTGTTACCTCGTATACCTTCTGCGGTAGTTCCAGGACCATGACGGGGTCTGAGCTGAGCGTAGTGATCACACTGATCACCACCCAACAAATCAGTCCAAACAATACTCGAAACCTTCGAGAAGGTATCAGAGAATTGCGTTGGAGAACCCCCGCATGAACGGAGACCTGAATCAATCTCGACAAATCGATTTGCAGCAGCTCTCGTCCGTTCAGCTGAACAAACGAGAAACAATTTACTAACGGTCCGACAGATTTGCCGGATCGCTCGTATAGCCGCAATAGACGGTTTGTCAAGAATAACGCCTCGCGAGTCGAATACCTGGCAAGTGAAACCTCCGAGGAATCGGGGGAGACACCTTCCGCTCTGTCTTGCGAAAGAGGGAGCGAGAGTTGGTTGCCAGACGCCTTCATCGAGTGCTCGTTCAAAAGCACTCGAAAAAGACGGGAGGGTGATCGTGAGAAACGATTCACCTTCATGTTCGACTCTCCTCGTGACAGTTAAAATGTCACGATTGGGGTTGGCACCACACTGCATCCCACTATCTAGTAGGATGCTGACGGTAATCTCGAGCAGGCTTTTCATCTTCACCTCGCATTGAGGATGGAGATTCCCGAGTCTGCTGATCCAATAGTACTACCGGTTCTCAAACGAGAACCGGCAGAACCCTCATAGTAAACGATACTCGGGTGAACCGAGAATTACACGTTACCGAGAAGCAGGTTGGAAAGTCCCGAACCCTGATAACCGTCCGAGCGCTTAAGAAGCACGTGGGCGAGGATCGTGGCAAGGAAATCCCAATGGCTCCCGGTTCCGAGAGGGCCGACATCCGCGACAAAGTACAACGTCGAGGTTTTGACAACATTCTGAGTATTGTCCGTTGGGCTGGGGACGAGCTCGGTTTCCGTAAGTCTTACGGTGTACCGGGATCGGCGACCAGTTTGGCGGCCAATAAACAGATCGATGTAATTGCTCGACGTGTAAGTGAAGCGGTATGTCGAACTATTGGCAGTCACGCCCGTACGAACAAACGACAACGTAGTACTACCGGCGCCAGAAGTGGCGGCGATAGTAACAGCAGTTGCCGCAGTGTTAATAAGGGCGAGAGGGTCAGCAAACATGAGATCACCTATTAGAAGTGGGGTCTCTTGCGGGAACCCGCAAGAGCAGCAAGGATCGTCTTTTGGCGGGCAGTAAAGCTCGTCTCAGACAATCCAAAACCAAAAGGTGAAGCACGCTGACGCAACTTATTCCTCTTGATTAAAGAGTATATAAGATGGTCAGTGCCAGGGTCTATGTGCACGAATGGCTCACCGCCAATTTCTTGCTCATAGTAGTCCCAGGAAATATGAACGTCTACTTCAGTTCGATCAGTACGATCTTGCATGATGTAGGAATTCATAACAGCTTCATTGTCGACGGCATTACTAGTGAGGTTAGATACTATCTGACCAACATTAGAAAACCAGTCGACAAGCCACGTCCAAGGATAGAGCGCGTAAAGCTCGCGCGGAGTGGGGTCACCCCCAAACAGCACGCGCTTAGCTCGCTCAGTCCATTCGTCAGACCCGATATTTGGTACGTAGTACTTGTAAGTACCACAATACCAAGTAACGACGGATTCCCGATGAGTCATCGAGTAGATAGACTCACCGGTAATTGAACCATCACCGGAAGAATTGAACGGACCTGAAATAAACAGGTTCGGATCAATATCAGCATTCCCGCCAAGACTTGTATCTGAAAGATACGAGAACGGACGGGAAAGCACACCGTAGATGGTATCGTCGCTGACGATGACTTCGTCATGCTTCGAGCGCCGTCGGATTGAAATCCCATTATCCTTGATAAGCTTATTCAGCCTATCACGGATAGTCTGCTGAGTCTGATATAACTTTATCAGATCAGTAACAAAGGGACGCCATCCAAACTCCACATTTAGATATTCAGAGCCCAAGTCGCTAAAACGCTTGGTTCTCTGTTTAAATAAAAGTGGTATCCGGGGTAAGTCGTGAAGCTCTCCAACGAATTGGAAAAGATTCGCGGCCGGGTTCCCGGGGCGGTACCTCTGAAACAACTCTGTTCCATGAGCATTAAGCTCAAGGACAAAGTCGCTATAAGAGGGCTCCTCGACTTGGGGCAAAGGGAAATAATCGCCGCCATTAATATCCTCGTACACGTATGAACGAGTGATAGATGGACGCCAATTATATGTCCTTTGAGGACCAAACTGTGGGTAGGTCGGATCATACCTCTCGAAATATCGAGAGGCTTGAAACGACTTAAGCACACCAAGGCCAGGATTCTCCACTTCACGATAAACGTGAAATGGTTCCTCCTCTCCAAGCCATCGGCCATCTCTAAAGAGATGACCAGCGGAACGAAGCAAGACTCTATGGTCTCTTCCAATAGCGCGAAAATCGGTCGCATCTGATAGAAGCGGCTTATCTTCAACGCTATTAGTCTTTAAGGCCATAGAAGGCTCCTTTCGGTTTGAACGGATAAAATCCGTAGGGTGTTGTTGCCAACAAAGGGGATCGAGAGATC